CGTGAGGTGTACTCTCAGGGGCGCGTCTTTGATTTTTGATTTCTTGTTGTCCATATCGTCTTAAATAATTTTGCTTTTGTCGTTTCTTTTTCGCTCTGTCGCATTCAAATGTGTTAAGTGATACCTTGCAGGGGTAATGTCGTTTTAACTCGACAGGCGTAAAATTTCACGGCTTTTGTTGTTTTCTATTCATGTACTCCTCGTAACTTATCGCCTCCGAGGCCTGCCTTTCCCGCTCTTTCTCACGCTCTTCAGCTTCGTGTTTGGCTATTGCCTCGGCTCGCTCTCTTCGGAAAACCAACAGCGCGGAGGTAATCACCATCGGGTCGACGTTGCCGTAGAAGCGTCCGTACCGACCCGCCTTGAAGCGCGAGAAGAAAAGCATCAGTTCGGTTGTCTTGAGGTAGAAGTACTCACTTGCGATTACCCTCGCGCACTCTTCCAGCTGCGCATCGGTGAGTTTACCCTTACATCCGCAATACTCGGATAGGTTCAGCAACTGCGGAACTAGCCACGATGTCGGCATATTCTTTCCATAGGCCGACCGTAATGTTCCCAGCGTGGGGGCAGAGCCGAAATGGCATCTGTCGGGATGCTCGCCGAACTCCACTTGGCGGTCGGGGTTGAAGAGACACATGAAGTTCTCGCGGTCGCCATACCTAGCGAGGCACGCCTTGGCCATTAGCCGCTCGGGCATCGTCTTCGGCAAAGAGCCTACGGACGATATTGGTTGCCGCTTCAACTCGTTGAGCCGCTGATTGATTACTTGCTTGATTTCCATTCACTGCCATTGTTTGTCGGTTATCGAAGTTGCCGTCCAAAACCTTGGGAAAGTTGTTGGGGCGAAATATCCATTCGAAGCTTGCGATGAAGCCACGTCCGCCGCCTCCGTTGAGGAAGTCGCTCTTTGCGGCTTTCGTTATGGACTCCCGCACGGCGTCGATGCCGTACTCACGAACCCTCGCTGTTAGGAATGCCAGCCTTTGCCCTTTCAACTTTCCGCGCACTTTCGGTATCGGCTTGTCGAACATTTCGCGGTTGAAAAGCTCCCGAACCTCTTCCGCATCGAACTTGGCCTCGGCCTTTTGCATGTTGTCGTTAGACAACATCTTTTCTTTCTTATCTTTCTTTTCCTTTCTTCTGTTTGTGTCCCCTATGGTGTCCCCTATGG